TGTATTACCTTGTTCTATCTTATCGTAATCTAACACAATTATCTCTTTTGGATTTATCGATTCTTTTTCTTTTTTATGCGCTGTTTCTAAAACAACAGAAGGTGGATTAGCTGGATTTTTAACAATACCACAACCTGAAAAACATATATCTCTCAACACACGTTCTATTTTATCTTTAGCTATCTCTTTTCCATTCTTTATTATCTTAGCTATCTTTCCAAAAACTTTATCATCGTGTGCTAAACCAATCAACTCTGCTTCACGTTGGGTCATTATAACATCACCAACTTTTACGTCATAACCATTATAATAACATTCCATCGAAACGCGCCAGGTGTTATCCGCAACTTCTTCTGCCAGAGTCGGAAATCTGTTTTTATAAATTACCCCGGCTATAACTATATGCATATCTGAATAATCTTTATCAAGACTGCCTGATTCTTTTGATGCCAATTCTTCTATATTCAATTTCTTATTACTGCTGTTAATATAAGCTCTATCATAAATATGGCCTATGATGTCTTCTTCTTGATGTTCAACATCTAAAGCTTTACTTACAATTGTATTTTCTGCCTTTACTAATTCCGACGGCAAAAAATGTGCATTATTAAGGTTAGTACCAGTAGAAACAAATATCGCAGAAAAATATAATAGGTCTGGTTGTTTATCTTCTGGGCCTGGTAAATCTATTACAGCAGCAACAGCCTTCTTCAAATCATCTGTTTCTTTTTCTAACTGAATATCTGCTTCTAAATAAAATTTCTCCACGGTAATCCTCCTAAGTTACTTTTTATTATTACTTTGTGCTTCGCTCCATTCCTAACTTTCTCCATTTTCTATACGTAGTTTAGTTAATTCATATTGGAAATCAGCAAATTCAGCATCTGTCATATCTTTAACGGTGTCGGCAACGGATGCTGTTTTTTGAGGTTTAGTTTTCTTTTTTAATTGAGTTGTATTTTTTTTTGATGGGGATTGTTTTGTTTTTTTAGTCGGTACTTTCCCCTTAGGTCTTCCTGACGAAGGTGTTCCAACAGGTGCGTTTTGCACCGGTTGTATTTTTGATTGTTGCCATGGTGAACCTAAAATACCAAAGACACCGTCCTCAACTAATGGTAATTCGGCTTGCATATTACTAAGTTCATTTGGATAATCAAAACCTAACGCTTCCAAAGAAGTTCTATAACTAAGCATTCTTCTATCAACAAGTTGTGAAATAATGTTCATGTACATTATAGTGTCTTTTAAAACACCTTCATCCCATCTAACTTTAGGAAAACGATCAAAACCCATTACTTCCGCAATCTGTTGATACTCTCTATAAATCCATTTTGTTACTTGGCGCCTAGCGTAATCTATTTCTTCTTGGACGCCCTTAACTATTAGCCCGGCCTCAGCATCACTTAGATCACCACCACCATCTATAAAAGCCCTCGACATTGAAAGACCACCAGTCATATCATCATTAACCTGCTCATATTTACTTTTGCCGAGAATTTCACCTATCTCAGGGGAAACTATTTTCTCAACTTTTAAAGTGTGATTCCAAACAACATCAAAAGATTTACTAGATGTATTAAATAACTGAGATATAGCCTCCAATTCCCCTTGAGTAACTACAGGGTATTCATCATTACCTATTGTAATTTTTAATATGGCATTTGTAATACCATCAAGTGTACTTAAATCTGCTTGTTTTAAAGAACGCTTATACTCTATAGTATCAAACAATCTAAAAGATCTAGGTTTAGCATATCGTTCATATGGCATTTTTCTATAAGTAATAGAACCAACTAAACGTGAATCTAACTGTATTTCTCCACCTTTTTCAACTGTTCTTTTTAACTCACTAGGTAACGCTTTAATAAGTTCTTTTTCTTCTTCAGTAAGTAAACTTTTTTCTTTTTTAAATAATTCTTTTAGTTCATTAGGTGGTGTTAATTTGACACTTACTTTATCAAACAATAAGTTTCCTTCTATGTTTACTAACGTTGGATTTAATACTGTGTATGACACAGGTAAGTGTGATTTTGACCATATATTTTTCTTTGCTCCGGTCGCAGTTTTTGGTTTTGATTTTATTTTTTGGCCAGGGATTGGGGATAGATAAGATATTCTAGGTTCATACTTAGCTAAAACTTTGTAAGTAGTAACATGGCCCGTCTTAAAAAAATCCAAATAAGCCCAATCTAAAAATTCATGAAACCCAACATCAAACGCCCACACATCAAAAAAGTTCTTAATGTTATCATCATCTATATCGTGTTCAAAACCTTTGTTTGCTAGATTTACTAAAATATTTGTTGTTGATCCAATCAATGGGTCTGTATTATAATAATCTATAGCTTTTTTAAAGATCTCTGTTGGTGTCATCTGCATCGGATCTTTAGTAGACAAATCTAAAAAAGTTCTATCTAAAGTATCCCTAGATATAATCGACGCTTTATCTTTAAAGACTTTTGGTATTACACCACCATTCTCCAGATATGCTAATGTTTTTGGTTTAGGTGACAAATAAAAAGTAGATTTACCTGAAGCCTCATCTACTTCAATAGACTTTATACCAGCATCAGGATATTTCTTCTGAATATCAGCTGTTATTTGTTTAAGTTTTTTATTATCCATTTATTTCCTTCTTTAATTATCTTAGTATCTTACCATCCTGGCCTGAAATAGTTGTAGGATCATCTGTCGTTAATGTATATTTGTAATTATCTTGTCTGCCAATTATGTCATTTGTTGAATTATATGGCAGTGCACCACTTCTATGTCTGGTGTAATCATCTGCCCACGTCTCAACCACTGCATTCGGCGTACCAGCACCTGACACTGTAGCCCACCAATTTTCAGGTTGAAAATCTTTATCTATTGTCATGATTTATCTCCTTATTTTTCAGTATCTAAATCACCATTTGTACCATTTGTAAGTTTAGTACGAGCAATTATACGGCTAGTAGCCAACATTATGAAGCCCGCGCCTAAAAAACCAAGACCAACATCAGCAGATATCCACGGAGTTGGTTCTTTAACACCGGGTATAAGATTAAACATACCCCATATAGTTGGTATATAAAGTAATAACAACCATTGAAATTTCATTGATGCTATATTTCTAAAAAGCTTCATTAGCCATAAATCAATAAAAGTTTTACCAAACACACTTAATTCTTTCTTGCGTCCACCACACACTGGACAAATTTTATTACAAATACACTCCTTTACACATCCACATTTTTGTTCTTCTTCTGACATATTATCATCTCCTGACAAAAATATATTGCTCTACTAAATAAACAGGTTAGTTTATTACTTAACACGCCGTTTACCCTTTAAAGATGCGGCAAAAATACCACGATCATTACCTATCGGTGCTATTGCTATACCTGGGCGTAAACCACTTTTATTATTTAATACACCCCATTTAGCGTTTGGGCTATGCTCACGTACAAACCCAGATGTATTATGTAAAATTGGTCCTACATCTTCTTCTAATTCTTTAGCAAACATTCTTACACCGTGGGCTGCTAAAATCATTGCTGAATATAAATCTTTGTTCTGCCCCTTCTTTGGTGTATCAAAATGTAATAACCCAGCACCTGTTTGTGTTACTACTATATTAAGCATTTGTTTCTTTAAATCTCTTATACTTTCATAAGCTTCAGCTAAAATATCTGCAGTAGATAGTGGTGCTTCTGGAAATAATAGGCTTCTATTTTCCAACATAGACAATGTTGTAAAATTAGCATCTGATATCCAAGACGGATTAAAATTTACCATTTCTAAAATATGACGACCTTTTACATTACGTTTCTCTTTATCGGTTCTATCTATGATAGGATCATAACCACCATAACCTTCTTCCAATAAATCCATAATGGCTTTACCGCCGCCACCCTTATCCATAAAAATCCTTACTACATTATAAAGCTCACATAAAGTTTGTGTGACTTGCGTTAAGTCTTGTGTGGTCTTTAGTTTTAATTCTAATACATTTACTACTTTGCTTGGTTTACCTATTTTTATTATTACTACACCACAACTAGCGGCGCCTCCTTGACTAGGATCTATTCCTAATATATATTCTGCGCCCGGTTCGCCTTTTAATTCTATAGTGAAACCACTGTCTATTGTACAATTTTCTAATATCGATGCTTTAAAGAATCCTTCAGAATCTGAAATCATTGCTGCTTCATATTCCATTCTAAATTCTGCATCTGACATAATGCGTTTTGCTTCCATTATATTATTCTTGTCTAGAAATCCTAAAGGTAAATCCCAATATGGAACTTGCCAAACACAGTACTGTGACTTTTCACCATATTCTTCCATCTGCCACCAATGATCTTTCATGCGACGCCACATGTGGTTAAATTTATAAAACCCAGAAGATGTCATAACCATTTTATTTACAGTACTTTCTTCGAAATCATCTTCTGTTGCAAGGCCTAATTCTATAAGTCTATTTTGTTTTTCTAGACGTCTTACGTTTTCCATAGGCTCCAATGTTGTAGCACCCATAGGTCTAACAACCATATCAAGTGTCTTGTCAGGTATTTGAGCTAACTCATCTAATAGTAATAAATAGAAACGAGAACCACGAATTTTTGAACCATCTACACCTAAAGGCAACGCTTCTATAAATGAACCACTAGCACCGCCTATAGATTTAAATTTTAAATAACAAGTATCAGAACCACGTGTTGGTCTCTTCTCACACGCTTCTCTTAGAATTGATGACCTACCATATAACTTTTCTACTTCACTGAAAATCATCTTAGAATTATGTGAGATAAAGCCATTCGACCAATAACAGTGTTCGTTTTCTACTTCTGCGTCTATTGTTGGGGCTAAAAAATATTTATCTTCTTTTAGTTTGACGAAATATAATCCTTGTTCTAAATAAGATTCATATTTAGAATAATTTTTCTTAACTATAGACGCCGGCAACCCTAACTCTAAAGGTAAAGAATCTCTATCACTTGTAAGACTATATAAATAATCAGTTAATTTAGTATTCTTTCTCTTACATCTGAAGCCTATTATTCTATCAAATTTTATTAAATGTGGTATACCAGTAATTCTAATTTTATACGCTTCTGCACATTTAGATGGTTTATTACCTTGAGGTAACTGTTTAATACAAGCTTTGTTACTAATACCTAAATTAGATATAATATCAAGATTAAGTAAAACAGCATGAACTTCTTTTGCAAGTTGTAAAGAAGATGTAGACAAAAACACCTCACAACCATTAGTGGTTTTCTGAATATAAATCCCACCATCGGTATCAAAAAGTGCTTGCAAAAAAGCAATAAAAATCTCCTTTGATGCTTTTTTAATAACATCTGGTATTTTTTTATCTAACGCTGTTGTTTTAGTAAAACCACATTTTAATAAATAATGAACTAACTTTTTACAATAATACTCTATTTCCCAAGTATTATTTCTTCTATTGTCTCTTCGTATATTTTCATTTTTATCTAACAAAAAATATTCTCTTAAGTAATTTTCGAATGAATCTAACAGATCTTGATCTTCACTAACAAAATCCACACGTTGTTTTCTTTTATTTTTACTTATAGAAACACAACCATCACCTACTAGTAACCCCATCCAATATGCCAAGTCTGGAGTTAATTCTGTAGGTATAACACAATCTTTTGTTCTCCAATTACCTTCAAACTCATCGAATTTGGGCATAGAATTATTATCACCAAAATAATTAAACCCATGCTTTATAGCTATATACTCATCATATCTTAAATCTTGTAAATCTTTAAACTCAATATCAAAATTACTATTAAGTGTCAAAATTGCATGATCTATGGTTCCTGCTAATTCAAATCCTTTAGTTGTTTTTATATATCTACAAGCCCTATCATCATTTTCCCATTTACTAAGTATGGTGTTTTGAGAATATAGCGATTGTGTTTGAGTGAACATAGGTTGTATAGAGTCATAAAATTCTTCGGTAGTAGTTTTTAACCCGCCATTAGTCCAAAATGTGTCATAAGTATTTGATTTAATTGAAGATTTTACCACCGATTGTCTAAAGACAGGCGAGATGAGTCCTACTCGATATCCTGGGTAAAGTAAACTACTCAAAGCAGCCAAAAGACCCAGCAGATAAGTTTTTCCAAAACCACGACTGGCCACTGCAATAACGTAATTCTTAAACCACATATCCTCGAAAATTAAACGTTGTATCGGTGCAAGATCAACCTGTAATAAATCATATGCAGCTATACATGGATTCTCCCTATAAAACTGAATAAGATCTGTTCCTTGCTCCATTACTATTTCAAAATTGCGAGATTCTCTACGCATTAATCATCATCCTTTTGACCATCGGTTCCAACATCAGTATCATATCTATTACCGGTGTAATCTTTACGTTTTTCTTCTGCTTCTCTTTCAGCCTTTCTATTTCTTAATGCTTTCTCAGTTAATTCAACTTTCTTATTATTATCAAACGCTACTGCTAAATCAACTATTGAAAACCCTTTGAACTCATTTGGATTTATTCTATCTTTTCTGCGCGTGGATAAATTTTCTTTTAATGTTTTATTTTCTTTTTTGATTTTTTCTATTGCTGCAGAAATATCTACTTGACGATCTACATCATCTTTTGCGGTTTTTAAAAGTCTAAATTCTAACACTCTGTTCTTTGCTAAGTCCATTATATCGTCTACATCACCAGATGTAAGATCATCTTTATCAAAATCTGCCATATAAACATCTACTAAATCATGATACAAACTTGCTTCATCATCTGAAAAAATTTCATTTATAGGAATGATTTCTTTTATTAACTTTGTAGGCTTAGGTGGGTTTTTCTTACGACCGCTACCATCTCCTCCCATTTACATAACCTCCTTAATATCCCAACTCATCAAAAAATTCCATTGGATCTTTACCTAATTCTTCACAAACCTCTTTAAATAATACTAACATCTCTGGTGTTATTTCGTGCGAAAAATATTCTATATTATTACCCATAGTCATTTCTATACGACGGGCGTTTCTTAAAGATCTAATAGTCATAATATCATCCGCTGAGTCTAACTCATAACTGACGTCGTTAATCCAACCACATAGCTCATCATCATCAGCTCTACAATACATATTAATTAATTCTTCTGATAATGGATCTTTACTTCTGAAATAAATCAACAAAGATCTAGATATTTTATCTTTTGTCTCATTTCTATGTCTTTGACCTTTTTTAGATTCACTTATAGCTCGTTTACTATAATCACTTAATCTAAACCCTAAAGGTCTACCTCTCCGTCCCTGGCCTCTACTCATTACATATGACCTCCTTCACAGTGGAAAACTTTTTACATTCTGGGCATATTATACCTACAGTTATTGTAGTAGCAGGTATTATAACTCCACAATTATCACATTGTATGAATGCAGTTCTACCTCTAGCTTTAACAGGTTTTCTAAAAGTAAATGGTAAATTCTTATTATCATCTGCGTATTTACTTTCTTTATGTATACGTTCATTATGTTTTTTAAAACCGCCTGGTATGTCGTAACGCCTGCCAGTTGAACCAGGTGTAAGTTCACCTACCTGTGTATTATTAAGAACTTTTTTTACATCCTTCGTAAAATTACTATTCATTTAATTATCCTTTGGTTTTATTTAATCCAACACGTAAACGTTTTAACATAATATCTATATTATCTACATCCTTCTTTTCACCATTAACAGTTAAATAAATGCGCCGTAACTCTTCTCCATACTTTACAATTTTAGTTTTACAATTATTAACACCTAATTCTGGTATAGCCAAATAACCCACATAATTTAAAAACATCGATAAATCTTCTTTAGAAATAATATAATCAAATCTGTATGAACGTATTAAACTTAAATCCAGATGAAAAAATTTTTTAAATGTATCTAAAGAATAAAAATAATCCCGACTTCTTTGTTTAAATCTACCAACTTCATTTACCTTTTCCATTATTTTTTAATATCTCCTTTTCATATATATTTAATTAATGGGTGGAAATAATTTATCCACCATTCTTGCCTGATCATATGTCATTATTCTTATCTCTTTTACTTCTTCTTTATTAATAGTTTTAGGTAATTCTTCATCAGTTATAAACATAATTGAGGTGGATTGTTTATTATGACCATAACAACTTGCTATAGTTTGATAACCGTTATTATTTAGCATTTTAACAAAATCATAAATACAAGAATCAATGTCTCTTTTGATACCTTTTATTTCTAATACTTTTGTATTTCCCCATTCACACATAAAATTAAACCTTTTTCCTTAAATTAATAGATAGTAGATAGAATTATTAATTATCTATAATATATTTTTTAAATTATTTGGTATTAATATAACTTTAATAATTATATTTATACTCCTTATTTAATATTATTTGATACCAAGCCTGATGCCAATCTCTATCTTTATTAGCCATTACATTACAACTTCTACAAATGGTAATTAAATTTTCTGAACCACAAACTTTCTTATTATAATTAATATGATGAACCACTAGTTCTGATCCTCGGCCTTTCTTTTTAAAACAATATGGATTCATACATTTATAACCATCTCGATACTTTATATATTCTTTCAGATCTTTTGTCCAGTCTTGACAATAAGGTTCTTTAGAGATGCCGCCTTTCCATGCTGGATTGCCTGAACCAGAAACCCTAATACTATTAATAATATCAGCACATATAGGGCATCTATGGCCTTTTTTCCAACCAGACCAATTAATAATATGTTTATGTTTTTTTGAACAAATGTAGTCTAATTTTTGATAAGAATTTTTATATTCTCTTGTTAAAAGAATATAATTTTCTTTTTCGAAAGATTTTTTAATAAATTCTATAGTCGGTTTACCATTGCTGGCACAATAAGGACACCTACAACCACTTCGCCAACTTTGCCATGTTATGTTATGTTTATGACCTTTGGGACAAATATAATCTAATTTCTGACTAGAATTCCTGTATCTTTTCGTTAAAAGAATATAGTTTTCTTTTTCAAATTGTTTTCTAATAAATTCAATAGTCTTTTTTCTTTTACCAGAACAATATGGGCATCTATGACCGCTATTATAAAAATGATCCCAAGAAACCTTATATATATGCCCTTTTGGACATTTTAATGTTAATTTAGATGTACAGTTTATATATGAATCAGATAATACTAAATATCCATTATTTTCTATAAAATTAACAACCTCCAAATAATTTTTTCTCTCCACCCCACAACAAACCCTACATCTATGACCTCTGTTCCAAGAACGTGCGGTTATATTACTTCTATGGCCTTTGGAACATATAAATTCCAATAATTCATTGCATGATTTATATCCATTGGATATAAGTTTATAACCTTCTTTTTCAAATTCAACTTTTAATTTATTATATAATAACTGTTTTCTCTTCATATCATTACATATTTTGCACCTTTGTCCTTTGCCCCACCTATAATAATCAACAAATTGTTTATGTCCGTTTGAACAAATATATTATAATTTTTGTTTATTATTTATATAATGAGTCGTTAATAATTTATAACCTTCTTTATTAAACTCTTTATATATATATTCTATATCAACTTTCCTTAGCATAATTATCTCTTATATTTTACAGCTATCTCTCTTTTACTTGCTACATAATCAGATAAATACACGCACAACTCTTCTGGTGTATATTTTTTCAAAGGTTTTTTCCATTGACCAGTACTCCATGGGCCGTAATGATACCCAACACAATTCTTAATTATATTAAATGATTTTTCAGATATAATCTGTGTTGCAGCTTGGACTTCTTCTACTAAATCTGCGGCTAAAGCCGGGTGATTTCTAACAGTATGTCCAGTCTTCTCTAACCCCTGTTTTCTCAAATCATGTATAATACAAGCAGCTAATATTTCATCTCTGCTACTTTCACATTCAAGCCCTCTACAAAGATTGTAAGCGACCGTAAAAACTTTTTTTGTATGTAGAATTGTCCCAGAACCTTCCAACTCATCCAGTGGATGGTATTTACCAGAAGTTGATGCTGGACAGTCACTAAAGAAGTACGACGGCGCACTGCAAATACAAACTCTTGTAAATTCTCTTATACTTTCATTAAAAATTAATTTTAATTCCTCAGCAAATGTTTCATTTTTAATTTCCTAATACGGTTTTAACGTTCTTTCCGTAGTATCTGTTTTAATATTTATCCGTTCCGTCCTGACAGAATTATGATTTGGATTATATCCGGGTGCTTTCCAACCTAATCCAGTATCAGGATCTCCATTGTACCTAGCTGCTATATGCCGAGGATTTATGGTTAAATTTTTGTAATTATAATTTTTATCTTCTTCATAAGGATATCTAGTTTTTATCCTTGTAAATTTTGGAAGTGCATATTCTTCAATTGCTATTGGCATATGTTACCTCCTCACTTTTATTATTTTTCTTCAGTATTCCGGTCAGAATATTCTGCATAAGCTTCTTCTTTTTCAGGCCAGGCACCAGATGTTTCAACATTATTAGCCTGCATAAACCCCATTAAATTCATAACAAAATCAGGAGTACCTTGTTCCCACTCATAAGAAATAATCATATATTCTTTATCGCCTTTTTTAACTACAATGCGTGCACTATTATAACCATCTTTAGATTTTGATATACTTGTATACATAACATCTTCTTCATCAACATTTACTGAAAACTTTTTACTCTTTGCCATTTTTATTTCTCCTTCATGTTTAATTTTTTAGATATTTTCTCACTATTTATTAAAAACTTGGCTACATCCTTTGCTGTTTGTTTTAATTCATCCAAGCCTTTATTATTTACAACAGTGAAGTCTACTCTGTATCCTTCATCTAGTGCTGTTTCTGAAATGTGATCACTTCCATGAACTGTATCTTTATTTTCACGTTCTACACGAATATGATATCCACCATCACGATCACAAACAGCATCTATTTCGTTTTTATGACGACCATCTGTAATAATTACATTGGTGTATTCTTTATCTTCTATTAATCTCATTAAATATTTGACCCAAAAATCATTATCAAT